ACTTGTTTAGCTAATTCAGCTATCTGTGATTCTAAACTAGATACTAACGCTTGTGTATTAACACTTGGGCCTTCAACATCTATCATAAGTTGATCGTTGCTAGGTGGCCCTACTTGTAAATCTTCTAAACTTATTTGATTAGATCCGTTACCTACTAAAACAAACATATTATAAAAAAATCTATACCATACGGCAGACATTAAACCTGTACGTTGATCAATAACATCAACGCGTGGTGCAGGTATATTAGTTATATTAATGGTATTAGCCATTGGTTGGGCTTATCTCAAGTTCTGCACCTAGAATTGCTATTTTTACAGGATCAGTACCTGACACTTCATAAACGCGATCACGAAGTTTAGTAGTCATACCTAAACGGCGCCATATAGTTCTAGTGCCATAGTCACCTATTTTACCCATTGATTTCCAATGTTCATTAGACCAAGTATGCCCACCATCATCTGACCAACGTAACATGACTTGTGGATCATACCCAGGCGCTGCTGGATAACTATTAGTACTTAAAGCATAATCATTTGGATAAGGCTCAGGCCAATCTATCGTAACCAATGATTCAAATTCATCGCCAGCTTCTGTAGTTAATTGATCGCCTGATTGAGTAACTAAATAGCCTTGTACAAACTCAGCTACTATAATATTACCATCTTCGGTAATCAAATCTTCAGAATCATAAGCTGGATATAGATTTAAACCTACGCCTGTTTCCGCATCTAATTGTAATGAATGCTGTGCTGTACGTTTAAGATTGTTTTGACCTGGCGCTAACGCGCGCCATGATCTTAACCATTTTTGTTCTGTAGTATAATCAGCATAAACATCTAAATTAAACTTATATATGTTTCCGTTTTCATAGTCGCCTACAATAATATTGCCACCAAAATTACATTGACAATTAGAACGATGACGTACAAATTCTTCATTTTCCCATCCAGCGCGTTCATGCCATGCTTGTGTAGCTACATCATAAACCCAAGTAGCATTACCTGAAGGAAATGTTAAGACATAAAAAGCGTGGCCGTCTTGTTGATAGGTGTAAGCAATAGCATCAGATATATTGCCATACTGTTGAATTTGCCATTCAATTGCATGTGTTGATATTCGTTGACCTGTATAGCCATTAGCACGGTACACAATGCCTTGACCACGTGCATCAGTGCCTAACCAAAATAACCCGTTATCTAACTTAGCAATAGAAAAAGGTGCTACGCATCCAATTTCATTAAATGCACCTTGAATACGTGTTAAAGGAAAATCAGCTAATCCAGCGTCATACCATACTTCAACAGAATCAGAACCAAACACCCATATTTCTCTATGATCTGCTATGATGCCTACAACGCCATCAGGCGAACCTTCGGCACTTGCAAAATCTAGCGGATCAATTTGTGTGCCATCTAAAAGACTTGTGACCCATATTCTTTGGCTGTTAGGCTCATTAAAAACAAAATAGTTATCTAAATAAGTAACGGTAACTGCACCTGGAAAATCAGGATCTGCAATTTCTTGAAATACATTAGTAACTTCATTGTATATGTAGCTTCTAGGGTTACAAGCAAAAAATAACTGAACACCGTTATCGGCAATAGACACAGGGCCTGTGCCTGATATAGTACCTAATAATGTAGGGGTAGCATAAAGCCCTGTTAATTTATAGACTTCTTGACCCGATACAACATAGAAATCAGATCCATTAGTTTGATGCGCCCATAATCCACGAATAGGGCCAGTACCTATAGATTGTAAAAATTCTAATCCAGGCGCTCTATTCAAATAGCCAGCTTCTTTTCCCTCTATTAAAACTTCAGGAAACAGATTAACCATACGGTTATCTGCAGCATTAACACTTCTAGCTACATAGGTTTGTCCAAAAATGGGCGTTTTCATAAATTAAACGTATGAAGGATACCATTTAGTAGTCGTTACATCATAAACCATATCTAACGCTCTACTTACGACAGCCGTACCTAAAACAGCTATATTACCCGCCGTAGTCCAAGTAAACGCGCCAGTAGGAATTAAAGTAATTCTACCGCCGCCAGCAGAAATAGGCGTTGGTGCTGTAATAGTTACGACCGCTGCAGTGCCACTAATAAATACAATAGGTGTAGTTGGTGCAATAGTTGCCGCTGAAGCAATTGTAGGCGCCGCAGCCGTTGTAGCAATTAAACCTGAATATGTAATATTAGCTGAAACCGTAGTGCCTGTAAAAGTAGGGCTTGTAGCAAAAACAGCAGATCCTGTACCCGTTTCATCTGTTAAAGATGCACGTAAATTAGCAGAGGATGGTGTTGCTAAAAATGTTGCTACGCCTGTACCTAAGCCTGTCACCCCAGTTGAAATAGGTAATCCAGTACATGTAGTTAAAGTACCTGATGTTGGCGTGCCTAATATAGGCGTTACTAAAGTTGGGCTTGTAGCAAAAACAGCGGATCCAGTTCCTGTTTCGTCTGTTAAAACAGAACGTAAATTAGCAGAAGATGGTGTCGCTAAAAAAGTAGCTACATTAGCACCTAAACCAGATACACCTGATGCAACAGGTAGACCTGTACAGTTAGTTAACGTACCTGATTGTGGTGTGCCTAATATAGGCGTAACTAATGTAGAGTTAGTAAATAAATTAGTAACAGATAATTGTTTAGTTGTACTAGTTGTATTTTGTACAATAGGCAATACATCCGCGCCGGCTTGCACCGTTGCAATGGGTAATGCTGAAATGGCTATGTTTGACATATATTATTTCCTTTTAATAGTTGCCTGCAAAAATGTTAAATCGTTGACGAGTACCAACAATACTATATGGTAATGACATAATATCATCAGGATTATTGATTCGTTTTAAGTTACGTTTAGAAGTCATAGCTATACGTTGCACTGTAGGTGAAGGTTCTACACCAAATTCAGCGGCTATTTCACAAGCTAAATTATATTTAAACGCACGTAAATATCCTGGTGGAAAAGCTAATGTAGTCCCTAACGTAGCTGGTTTAGTTAATTCTTCAACAGATACAAAATGCCATTCTAGCACTTTTGTAGGTTTTGGATAGATATACATTTCCACGTCAGGGTAAGTCATATTGACCCAAATAACTTGTGGATATGTACTTGTAACTGTTTTAACAGCAATACCATTATATTGTTGTTGATTAATAAACTTAATACCAAAAGAAATGCCGCTTGACGGATCTCTAAAATAAGTTGAATCGTCTAATAGTATAGGCCTATTACCTATAAAATCACCTGAAGGGCCTAGTGTTCTTGATAGTACATTAGGTGGCCAACTAAACATTTGGTCTTGTGTAGAGAACACTGAAAGACGTTCAGTATTCCATGAATCAATCATTTGGTTTAATGCAGTAAGCGCATCTTGAGAAGTGGCAGCAGAAGGTACTTCACCTTCAGCAAGCATACCTATTAAGCGTAAAGCGCCATTAATTTGATCTGCAGCTGTAGTTGCCATGAGCGTAGTCCTTTAATTATTTCTTATACGTTTAGATTCTAGCCCATTAATAGGCACCGCTTTTTGTATTTCTTTTGGCGTATCAAGAGTATATACTACCCAGCCATTTTTTTCATCTTCTTCAGCTTCAGCTTCCATAGTTGCAACTTTAGTTCCGTGAACCGAATGTCTTAAATATATGATTGGCATTATTTGTCCTGTTTAACTTCAGTTTCATCTAATTTATTAATAAGCATTTTATATGACGCAATTGTAGCTTGAGCTTGAATTATAAAGACTTGTGCCTTATTTATTTCACGCTCAAGCTCATCAATTTCAGAAAGCAAAAACTCTTTCGATATTTCCATTGCTTATGCACCGCCCGTACGATTAGCCGCAGATGTTGTACACATAATATAACGTACATTACCATCTGCCATAACGATACGAATTGAATCCGTCATTACTTGCGTAGTGTGAGGAGCCATAAGTAATCCGCTACCTGTTGTTGGTACATTAGCTAGATACGCTACAGTGCCTGTACCGCTATTAGAGAAGCGAATAAATGAAGCATTAGTCCATGTACCACCAGAAGCAAAATTAGAATCAGCTTGAATAGCTGCTAATGTACCGCCTGGATTAGTAGATGTACCACCAATAGTTGCACGTAAAGCGTTACCTGCGCCGCTGATTGTGCCTAAACCGTTAACTGACAAGCTGACGTGTTCACCGTTAATAGTACCAGTCGTTGCCGCGTTTGCGCCAGTAACCACTGAAAATACACGGCTAGTTTCACCAGAACCAGTTGACGTGAAAGTCAAACGGCTGTAGTTAAGACGTGTATCGCCTGAAGCGGCTGTTGTTGTTGCATAAGCACCGTTTAGTACGCCTGCTGATGAAATAGCAATTGGCGCGCCTGCGGTACCAACTTGGTATGAATCTAATTGTGGGTCGGAATATGCGACACCAATAGGTTTATTATTTGCCATATTATATCTCCTTTATTAATTCCAAAAAAAGTTAAGCCCGCCCCAAAGGGCGGGATATTACATTAAGCTACAACAGCAAATTGCCATTTTGCACCATCAGAAATAAACAACTTGCCTACGCCAGTAGCGTTAGTAGTAACGCCAATAGAGCCTTTAACGGCAGTTGTTGTAGTAGAGTTAGCTGTAATAGCTGTGCTTAAAAAATACAAGCCTGCGCCTGTAGATGCTGTAAGAGTATTGCCGCCAAGTAGTTTTTCTGCGTCTACATTGCCGTCAGATACTTGATATGGGCCTGCGCCGTTTGGAATTGCCATGGTATTTCTCCTAATTAAATTAAAGAATCCCCACCGAAGTGGGGATTACTTAGACTAGCCCCAGATACGAGCAGCCATTTGTGGACGAACAGTGCTAAAGCCATATAGAACGTCAATACGGCAAGGTAATCTGTCGTTGTTGATGTCATATTGACGAACAACACGTAGAGAAATACCGTTGTGTACTTGACGTGAAGCCATATCTACACCTTGTGGTAATAACAAGTCAGCTGTCGCAAAAGTGATAGCATCTTTGTGATAAACCAAGTTTTGAGCGTATTGTGTAGAAGCTGCACCAAGAAACGTAATTGCTGCACCATCTTGTGGGAACGCGTTAATAGTTGCTAAAGCATTATTAGGCGTATACATAGCTGGTGAAACTTTAATATTAGTCCAAGCACCGACAGCAGCAGTAGCAGCTTCAGTTACTGTGAATTGTTGTAATGAACCTGTTGATTCACGTGTTTGTGGGTTAACCGCAAATACGTTAGCAACGGTAAATACATCGCCTACAGTTACTGTAGCTGAACCTGTACCACCGTCAATACTAATAGTAGATTGGCCTTCTGTAGAGATAGTGCCATTTACTAAAATAGTATCGCTAGTAGAACGAGTACCAGTTGTGTGTTGTTTAATAGATTGTGACATATTAACTTCATCAAAACCTAATACGCCAGTACCCATTAAACCGTTTTTAAACTGTTTAGAGATAGTGTCGGTTGGATTGAAAAGACCTTTCATGCCTTCTACTAAACCAGCGTTAGCAGCTGGGTTAACAGTTGCATATCTTGGAGCCATTACAGCAGCACCTTCATTTAGTTTTTGTTGTGCTTGTAGTAAAACTAATGAAGTTGAAGGTGTAGTACCAGGAGTACCTACTGAGTTATAGATTGCTTTGTATGCGTTAGCAACGTCAGCATCAACGCTAGAAGCTAATTGTGAGATACGTGGTTTTAGTACACGTTCTGCAAAATCATCTAATTGCATTGTTAATTCAGCTGAAGTGAAGTTAACACCAATATGTTTTTGTGATGCAACAGACAATGTTGTAAATTGTTCGTTATCATCTTGTACTTGTAATGCAGCACCGTCAGTTACTAATGCGCGATCTGGTAAACGGATACGCAATGTAGAACCGATTTTAGCGCCTTCTACAGCAAAAGAATCATCGTATTGACGATTCACGTTACGTGTGATTACAAGGTTATTCTCTAAGATTTCTAGAGCTTTACGTGTAATCATATCAATGGTTAAAATTGAGTTAGACATGATATTTCCTTAAAAAATTAGCGGTTTCTTTTTGCTTCCCACGCTTTTGCTTGTCTAGCTCTATCTGCAGCAATCCATTCTGACGTAGACATTGACTTTGTTGATCTAGGATCGGTCGTGTCATACGCTGGTGTATTGCTACCTTTAGCCGTTACAGGCGAAATAGGCGCAGGAGCGCTCGTTGTTTTTTTCGTAATTGGTTCTGAAGCTATTTTTGCTTCAAGTCGACCAATTTCTTTTGCTTGTAAGATAGGCGATAATTTGGAAATACGTTCGGCTTCTTTTGGGTTGGCACCTAAAAAATAAGCTACATCAGGGCCAATGTCGGAAGCTTGGATCGATTCAGCCATCACGGTAGTAATAGGAAGTTTAGGGTTATATGCGACTTGTTCAAAGTCATCATACTTAGCACGGGCTTCTTCTTCTTTATCTTGATAGGCTTCTAAAAGTTCGTACTGTTCCTTTTGATGCTCACGTTGCTCAATCAATTGTTCAGCTTTTGTAGTCGCTAAAGCTTCTGCATAGGCTTCAATAGAATCATATTGATCAGGCAATGGCGTTTCTTTAGGTGGTTCAGGTTTAGTAGCCTGAATAGCACGTTCTCTTTCCCATTTACGCTGCTCTCTTGCAAGTCTTTTACCAATGGCAGCATCTAATTCTTCTTGTGTGAATACTTTAGATTCTGTTTTGGGTTCTTCCGACACTTCTACTGCTACTGCATCAGGTTCGGGAGCTGTCGTAACTTCCTGCTCTGGCGCGGGTACTTCCGCTAATACTTCTTGGGTATCATCCATTTTTGTTTCCTTAGAAACCCTGGTGGTCTGCACCAGTACAGTTTTAATACTTAACAGTAGTAGCTAATATTTAATTTAGCTCCGCCTGTTTGTTCAATAAATCTAATATTTGTTATATCACCATCATACTGTAAAGGAACACCGACTGCAAGTGGCATTCCTACAGAAGCTGTAGGAGCTGTTTTATCATCGCGCCAACGAACAGCTTGACCTTCAGCTACAATTAAAGCAAAAACAGGTTTTGCATTTAACCCATCAGGTGTTGTAGTAGGTACAGTTAAATTAGCTGCTGACCCTAACGAAGTAATTTGTTGATACCCCATACATGAGGTTACTGCTTTTAAATTCATAGCCATATTAAAATCTCCTATTTTCGGTAAATGATCTAAGCGAATAAGTAATTTCTATTGTAACATCAGATGGCGCTGGATCAAATACCCACCCTGAATTATTTCCTGAATCTATATTTCCTAAACTTGTATACGCATTCCATCCAGCACCGCCAGTAGCATTAATATCTTTTATAGAAATATAACTAACTGCAACAGTGCCACTAGAATCAGATAAGGTTGTTTGAACACCCACTGTAGAGCTATTTAATGTTATTAAATTACCTGCGGTGCCTGCTACAGTTAAAGCGCTTAAAGTAGTAGTTGTAGAAGAAGGAAAAGTTATAGTAGCGGGTTGCACCGTATTTGTTATGTTAGTAAAGGTATTTGCGCCAGTAATACTTAATGCACCAGCGCCGCCTTGATTTAAGGTAGGATATGATGCACCACCGCCAGCAAAAATTTTAGCGCTTGCAAAAGTCATATCTATAATACCTGTGCCAGTATACGTTAAATTTGTAGATGTTGTAGCAGTCCAATTACCACCAGTTAACACTATTTTTCCTGTTGTACCATAAATGATAGATCTTGTATTAGCATTAGAAGTATTAAAAGATAAACAAGTAAAAGTTTGATTTGTAATATTTAATCCGCCTGCACTTAGTGTAATAGGCTGTGTAAAAGCTATATTAGCTAAAGTCAATATTGTTGTACCACTAGGATTATAAAAAGTTATATTTCCAGTTCCAGATAAACTTAAACTAGCAAATAAAGTAACATTTCCGTATATTGAAGGTGTTTGTGTACCTGTAGCTAAAGTAAAAGCAGTAGATCTGTTAGATACACCA